CGCATACCCCCACCCATATATATTATAAAAGTATTAGTAATTCTCACTCGCTTTCTTTAGTATTTCCCTAGCAAATAAAACATTCCAATTCTTATCTGGGGTGCAAGTTAAATTATTGGCTATTGCTTTTATTTCCTCATCACTTAACTCTCTTGGTGCGGTGTAGAGTGGGATATTTATTTCTGAAAATTTGTTTTCTTCAAACTGAAGTGATTTTCCGTTATCCACATCTATAATCATCCACGCTACTGGTTCATTATTCATTTCTCACTCGCTTTCTTTAGTAATTACCATGCTTCAGCCCATGCGTGCCATGTTCCGTCACTATATTGTTTTGTTTGCCAACTAACTCTGCGATTACCACAATAGCATCGCCTATCTTCGCCATCCCAGCCAAAACAATTGTCATCACAATACTCATTGCCAATAAACTCATCAACTCCTTTAGCAATTCCTTTTGCAATGGCTTCTTCTTCTGTTTTACCTTCAAAAGTATCAGTCATCTCTCACTCGCTTTCTTAAATGCTTCTTTCCAACGGATTAACTGTTCTTTCTTCCACTCGTAACGAAGTTCATAGTTAAACCGCAATACACCCTCATCTGTTTCGCAGTAGTAATCAAAGGCTTTATTGAGTTCCTCATCACTTAACTCTCTTGGTGCTGTGTTTATTTTTTGGGATGAATGTTCTAATGCACCCATCAATAAGTTGTGCTGTTTTTCTGTAACAGGTTCTTGTTTCATTTATTACCCTTAATAGTATTACCAAAGCCACCATCCTCTGTAGCTGTCTTTACATCATGACAAGGCTTACATAGTGGCTGATAGTTATCTTGATCCCAAAACAAATCTGTGTCTCCTTTATGTGGCTTTATATGATCTACTATAGTGGCAGGTGTAATACTGCCTTTTTTCATGCATGATAGGCATAGTGGATTTTCTTTTAGGAATACTGCTCTGACCTTCTTCCATTGATAGTTATACATATCAGTGAATTTGCCTCTAGGCTTCTTTGCTTTGCCTTGATGCTTTTCACAATATCCATAATCATCTATTGTCTTTTGGCATCCTACATATTTGCATATTTGCTTTGGCTTTAAGACAGTCATTGCATACCCATTTATATCTCAGCTTATCCTTGCTTACTACTTCCTTGCCATGCTCTTTTCTCTGTCTGCATCTATCACAAAGTCTCACTAATATCCTTCATACTTTCTTTTATTTTCTAATCTCTTGCATGAGCCTTTGCATCCACAGTGAGGAGTTACTTTCCAATTCTCTACAGATCCATACTTTGTAATACTATCTGCTAAGTAGCCTCTCAATACTTTGCATGGCTCATTCATCAGTAATCTATGCCTACACTCAGGACACTTACAGTCATATATACCTAGAGTATTACAGCTTTGGCATTTCACTCTTAGGCAATCTCTCAGGATGGTATGTATATTGATAGACCAATTCTCTGCCATGCTCTTGAGGATTCTTGATGGCTTCTCTACTTAAATATCTTTGTCGCATGAGATAGCAAAGCACCATAGAGATCTGATTTGCTTTTAGCTCAGGATAAACTTGCTTGATCTGTGTGATAGTGTAAGGCTTTGCCTGTGACTTGAATAAGGCTCTGATTTTTACAGTAGCACCTGATTTATTTTCCATTGATAACTCTCCAATATATTAGTAATACTATACCATAATAGGGTGAGGAGATGAGCAGTGAAAGGTGGAATGATAGTGTAAGGGTGCACTATCGGGGATTACTCATCTCCTCAAAGACTAATCAAAAAGGCAAGTCATCATCAGATTTTTGAATTGTAGCATCAGCTTCTTTATTTTGATATTCAGTGCTAGTAGTTTTATCCTGCTTTTTACCACCTAGCATTTGCATAGTATCTGCAATGACCTTAGTAATAAATCTATCCTGACCATCCTTCTGATACTTCTCTGTTCTTATCTTGCCTTCAATATAGACAGTAGATCCCTTTGTAAGGTATTTCTCACAGATCTCAGCTAATTTGCCAAATACAGAGACATTTACCCATTCTGTATATTCCTGCTGATTTCCCTGCTTATCCTTATATTTCTCTGTGCAAGCCACTGAGAGATTAGCAATCTGCAATCCTGCCTGTGTAATACGCATCTCAGGGTCTTTGCCTAGATTGCCAATAATCATGATTTTATTTAGTGATGCCATTTTCTAATTCCTTTATCTTATCTTCTACTTCATTTAAAAATTTGACTACCTCTGCTTCCATCTCTGAAATTAGAGGCTCATCCCTCTCTACTCTGTGAATATAGATTTTCCTGTGAGCTACCTTGATCCTGTCATCAAAGCTAATAAAGTCACACCATTTTCTGCCTGTGACCCATAGCTGACACTGAATCTGCTTGTAATACTCTGAAGGGCATCCATTCTCAATATAACTGATGTGTGTAGATGTATTAGGGCATTTGATCTCCACTAGACCATCATCACCCACTAGACCATCAGGGCTTACTCCTAGCCACTGAATAGTAGGATGCTTCCAAAAGCCTGTAAGATCTACAAAATTCTGTGTCTTAATCTCATAGGTAGTCCTAGCTAGTGGCTCAGTCTCTACACCATGAAGCATAGCTTGATTAGAGTAGGATTCCTGAATCTCACCTGACAGTCTCTCAGCAATAAGTTTCAGCTTATATTTTCTCCTAGTCTCTGATTCACCTGCTCTGCCTTTAGCCATGACTGCATCAATATTAGATGCACTGATATGACCTAGCTTTGCTATCTTCCATTCATCAGTGCCTTGCACTACATCTAGTGCATCCTGAATAATCATAGGAAGTCCCATCCTTTAAAGAACATGATATAGCTCATCTTTGCAGTAAAGCCAATCATCCACATCAGCAGAATCCAAATAAATGCTAATAGGATGCCATTTAGGAATTTAAGCCCTAAATCCTTAGCTAGATCATTGGAAAATGCTAAGGCTTTTTTAAGCATATTATTCATTGCTCATCTCCCTTAGACAGTCATCCATATCATCTAATATATCTCTCATCACAGTTACTGATTCAGATAGTTTTGTCAATCTCTCAGGTGTAGTAGGGTGAGCTAATACTTCTCTCATATCCTTAAGCTCTGCCTGCATTTGAATGAATAAAAATGAAATATCTTCTTTAGTAACCATGATTAGCCTCTTTTCTTTAATACTTTAGATTGATTGATTTTTAGGATTTCTAATGGGACATCTAGCCTTTTCACCTGATTATCAGGGTGACAGCACCACATATTGCCCATTTTCTCAATAATTTTCTTTGACTTTAGTAGATTGTAATCAGGCATTAAGTCATAAACTGCTCTGTATCTGCCTGCTTCCATCATTTGTCTTACTAGATTCATATCTGATTCAGTCATTGCTTGATCTCCTTTTTTCTAGCATTAGTAGCATCTTTTAGCGATTTCAGTGCTGATGGGAATTTCTCAAAGACCTTGATGTATTCAAAGTAAGCATCTTTAAGAGTAGGCTCATCAGGTGCTGATTTGATGATATTGATGGCTGTCTCTAATAAAGAGTTATCTAATACAGGTGGTTCTATCTCAATCTCATCAGTAGGTATATCTTCACCCTGATAAAGGTATAGAGATAATCCATGCAGTGCTATTGCCTTAGTGAGTGCTCTTTGCATTGCATTATTAATCTGTGCTGAATTAGGCTTTGGCACAGGCTGATTATTCATAGATAGCACAGGCAATTGTGCAGTCATTTGCTTGTCAAAGGCTGTGACTGTGCAAAATACCATTGCTGTCTCACCTATCATGCAATATGGCACATCTAGACCATCAGCATTTTTAAAAAATTTGTATTCCCAATTAGCTTTAGGGTCTAGCTGTAATAATTGATCCACAGCATATGCCCATGAAATGTAATTGAATTTACCCTTCTGTTTTACCTGCTTTGATACATCAATTGCCCTTAGTTTTGCATAGTTGCTCATTTTCCCACCTTTCTACTGTTAATCATTGCGAAGTGAAAAGCTAGTGATCTGCAATAGCCTCTAGCTCTTAGTCTTTTATAAATACTGATAAAAGCAAGCATTACTCACCTCTCTCAGCTTTATATCTTGCTTCTTTTTCCCAATAGCCAACAATCTTAGCCATTACTATTTTGCCTAGCTGACCTTCATCTCTATTCTGAATACACTCACTAATAAGCTCTAATGTCTCATCATCACACAAAGCATCTTCATAAATTGCTGTAAGAATGTTTTGCTTATCTCTAGGATCACAATCCCATTGCAGATACATCTCTACTAATTCTTCAAATCTATCCTCATCTTGCATATGAGCATCAGCTAATTTCTCTTGCCAATCCATTCCCATAATATTCCCCTTATCCTAAGCAACCAAAAGCCCATAGCAACATAGGCACTGAAAAACATAGCCCTAAAAAAACTCCACCTAATACTTCTTTCATGATTTTCCCTTTCACTGTAATAGGGGCTTTCGCCCCTGACCCTTAACTATTTTTTAAGATTTCTGCTATTACTCTTTGTTTAGCTGAATATAGATTCAATCTAATCATTGGATTGTTTACTCTATCTTCACCCTTATAAACATCATAGTAGGCTTTACCTCTGCCACATCCATAAGCATTTGCAATGATGATTTTGTATTCTGTATCAGCATCATTGATGTATGCTTTGAAAATTCCTGTATGTAATTTTTTAAATTGAATCATTTTCTTCACCTTTCACTGTTTAGATAATGTTTACTACAGGCATAGTAT